CCTTCTCAATAAACTCTTCTGTGGCTGACACCATTGCAGTAGTTGCACCTGCCGAACGGATCAACTGTGCTTCAAGCAGTTTTTGTGATTCTTGATCTTTGGCTGCTGCGAATACTGCTGCGGTTGCTGCACCTGCGACTGCGGTCAATGCACCAACCGCAATGAACGCACCCTTCTTCACGAAGTCGAATGCGGCACCCAACTTTGAGCCGATTGATTGAACCCTCTCAAATGATTCTTGTCCTTCGCGGGCAAGTTTCTTGAACGCCGCAATAGCACCGTCGGCGTTGCCGAGGATCTGAACTTTGAAGACGCGCTCACCTGCCATGGTGAACGCAATTCTACTCAGTCAGCGAGCATCCGTTTACGCAGTTCCGCCCACTCGCGTTGCATGTCTTTGTGAATCTCTTGTTGTGTCATCCCGTCATACTGCGACATATCAATCGGAGCAGACCACCACTTCGGATCAAGAACACATCGCATCGGATTACCGCGACGAGCTTGACGACTACTGCGAATGTTTGGTGTAGAGAATGTGCGTGTCGGTGCAGCGATGTCTGTGATGGTTGGATCAAGGAATCGCCAACCTGAATGATGTGTGTGGAACTGCTGACCTGCTTCGTGCTGTGGCAGATAGAAGATACGAGCAGGGTCTTTGGTTGCTGGGTCGCCTTTGAGACGAAGACGCTCATGTGTCTCGTACCAGACTTCTTCCCAATTCTGTACCGGCACAGCCTGCTCAAACGGGACGACAATGTGCCAGTGCGGATCGTTGTCACGATGTGACCATGTTGTGTAGGCAAAGTGTATATACGATCCGAGATCAGCATTCTCAAATGCTTCACCGTCAAGGTCGGCGACTAACGCCCAGACATGTGACACATTGCGATTGCCACGAGTCGTGTGTTCACGGTAGGTGACTGGCGAGTACAGCGAACCGTCAGACTTGTTTGCTCGTTCTTGGTGGTTGCCGAGCATAGATGCAAACTCCATCCACGATTCGGCGATGGTCTTTGGGTAGATGGACTTGACCGATGGGAACCCGACGACTTCAAACATTGTGCAGAACCTCCGACTATCAGGATAGCGAATCCTCAGCCGAATGCAAGTATCAGCCGATGCCTAGATCCTTGACCACACGGTCTATGCCTTCTAGGTATTCTTTGGCGATTGCGTTCTTTCGTCTGCGGACGGTCGGCCAGAAGAAGTATCCCGACTGTCCTCGATGTCGAAGGAACTGTTTGGTCTTGGGTGTTAGACCGCCACCGAACTCTGCACCGAAGAAGACATCGCCGCGAGTGACCTTCCGTTTGCGTTTGCTGTTCGGACGTGACTTTGACACGAAGGATTCGTTGGCTCGTAGTTTGATTGTCGGGATGCGGTCGTTGCTTGCCCGTAATCCTTTGGCAACTTGTATTGCTTGACTAGCTCGACTGACCGTACCTGCGGTGATCCTGACTTCGGTTGATAAGTCTTTGGCGATTGTGTAGGCGACTTTGCGGAGTTCTTTGCTGAACTCGTAACTGGCTCGATCAAACTTGCGGAGAGTTTCGTAGAGATCTTTGACGATGACGGTGTTTGCCATAACGGCTGCTTGACCGGCACTGCCGATTGTCGCACCTGTGTCACCTGGCAGGTTAGGGAATGCTGAGAACTTATTACCTGTAAAGGCCATCACTAGATCCTTTGGTTGGGATTCATCTTGACACTCTTCCAGCGCAGATAGCCGAGCATCGTGTACAGCATTCTAGGTGATTCTTGTAGAAGTAAAGATGGAGCGATGTGAGTCTCACACGCTAGGTATGCGATCAGCCAGTGGGCTGAGGATTCTCCAAAGGGTTGATCACCGCAGAATCGGTTCCAACCTCCACACTCTCGACTGTCTCAATCCATTCTTCAAACTTCATCGCGGTCTTCTTCGTGCGCTTCGTTGCATGCCACGCCAACCAGGCAAGGTCGGTGAGGCGTAGTTCTGTTTGGAAGTTTGCAACCGAACGATTCTTCTCGCCTTCGAAGGCGATGAAGTCTGCGAACTGCGCAGTCACTTTATTGACGACGCCGTCCAGCTCGGTCACTTCTAGATTGATTTTCATTCTTACCTCCTGATTGTTTTAATAAGAACTATGCGATTGTTTTGACAATCGTTCCGCTGATTGGCCAAGTGACATCGGCTGTGTTCAATTCACCGACAGCACCGTTGACTGGGCTGAACTCTGTGCAAAGTACAGAGAAGGTGTAGTGAGGTGTAGCCGTTCCTGCTGTTGCTGTGCCTGCTGGTTTCACAACCATGGTGACAGCGGTTGATCCGATCAACGGCATGATGAGTCCGTCAATGGCGTTGTAATCGTTATGCAAAGAGAGTGTCACAGAATTGTCGATCAATCCTGACACTCGTGTCACCGCTCCACCAGATGAAAAATTCGTTGTTGGTACCTCTGCTGCTGAAGTGCTTAGGGTTACAGCGGCAACGCTTGATGTGATATCTGTACCGTTGAGAATGACGTTTGTGTTTGTGAGAACTAACTTTGCCATGATTATTTATCTCCTGCCTTGTCGGCCTTGGAAGTTGATTTATCTGCCACCAGAACAATTCGACCCGATGCCAGTAGAGAGTCTAGATGGTCAACTTCGTCGCCATCAATAGTGGCTGGATATTGTTTATCTAGAACGGTGAAGCCTTCGACTACCTGATATTTTGCCATGGGCTAAGCATACACGACGACACGAAAGTCAACTGTGAGGTAGGTTGTGTCGTTCGCGTCAACGGTTGAGATGTTGGATGCCTCTTCAACAATCAAGGTTTGTGCATACCCGCCGAGTGATGTGTCGGCTTCAATCGCTGCACGAATCCCGCTGTCATAAGACAGGTAGGTGTCCATGAGATTTTGTGCGGTGCGTTCAGCTGCACGACCAACGATCACACTGACCGTGAAGACGTGTGTGACTAAGCCTGCTCGCATCGCACCGTGGTAGGTGATTGATTCAAGTGTCGGCCATGCGATACCGCCGAGCGACGGGTTTACCTGGTCGGGTTGCTGTGCGAATGCGCGAAGATTCGTGATCGTGGCAAGACGTGTCTGGAGTCCTGTTTTGAGTTCTGTGACTGTTGCGGTCATGCGAACATTCGCATTCGGCGATATGGCTCGACGAGTTGTGCGACGTCTGGGTCGAGTGCGCGTGTCACTCGTATCGCACCCAAGTCTCCGAAGCCGGCAACGCCGAGCGGTGAATCGTAACGCTTGAAGATTCTTGATGCCTGGATGATCACAGCTTGTGTGATCGGCTCAGGTACAGATGGCCAACCGTAGACGGCGGTAAGTTGCACCAATGCTTCGGATCCGAAGTTTGCGTTCAAAGTTGGGAACAGATAGTCGCCGACTGCGCGGATGCGTGTGAACGGTACGGTGAGTCCGTCCAAGATTCCGTTGACTGGTTCTAGTTGCCAATCGCTTGGAGTCCAAGTGACATCAAAGTTGCCGTCCGCATTTGTTTGTGTGCTGAGTGTGATCGCAGTTCCAGCGATGTCGTCAATCTCGCACACGAATGAATCGGCTGCGGTGAATACTCTGGTCGTCGCCGATCCGTATTTCCAGAACTGTCGGTTCGCATAACCGTCAATCAAACGTGACGCCGCACCGGCACAGTTGTCAATCAGGTCGTCGTCTTGTGTGTCGGCTGTGCCGATTCGAAGAGCAGCCTTGATCTGGTTGCGTGTCGCATATCCGTTGACGATTGCCATGGTCTTCCTATCTTACTTCACGGTCCGAACGAGTGTACTCGGCGACGAACTTGAACATCTCAATGTCGGCTTCAACATTCGTATCCGATGAGATACGGTTCGGTCGAATATCGTTCACCAACACTTGAACGCCTGTCGGCTTGAACCATCTTGCACCATGCACATGACACTTCCACCAGAACGCCCAGTCCGACCAATAGACCGAAGGGTAGCCACCAGTCCGAGTCCAAATATCTTTCGTGAACCAAGACGTACCCATCACATGATTGCGCATCGGTGCAGTTGCAAACATCTCAGGCGCGGAAGGATTCACCCCACCATGCGACATGAACTTCAAAGTGTTTGCAACGACATCAAAGTCGCCTTCTGGTAGACAACCAAACGCATCAGGATAGAACCTGTCATCCATCGCAAGCGGAGCAACCCAACCTTCACCGACCGTGGCGACCGCAGCGTTGATCATCGCATCACAGGTTCGAGTCCGGCACTCAACAAGTCGACACGGTAAGTCAAGCGCACCACAATCATCGTCAGGATGATAAGCAACCACCACATCGTCAGCCGGTGGATCTAACGCCTGCACCGAATCCCACCAACCTTGAACCTCACTCTTGTACGCAATACCCCACACGAATCCGACAATGGTAATCATCGTTTGCGGTACCACGAATGAGGTGCTCGCATCTCACGAATGTAAGCAGGATATGAATCGTCAATGTCAACTTCCCAAAGATCTTCGCCACGAATAGAACGACCGACTAGATAGTTCTCGGCCATGAACACATCAGGGTTCTCGACCATGAGTTCTTGGTGAGAGAACGATCGCATCTTGTCGGCAGCCCATTGCGGTCCACCCATCCACGACACATGCCAACCCGAATGAATCTGATGCAACTGATGACGCAACGATCTCATAGTTTGCGCATCACCAGTTCGACTACCCCACGGACCCGCGACCATTGTGTGTTCATCAGATAGACGCCAATACGCCGACATCACAAGACGCTTCATCATGTAACCATGCCAACCAGTTCTCAAAGTCTCTATATCTTTCGGCGACCAGATCTCGTCACAGTCCGCGACCGTCACAATGTCTTCGGCTTCTGGCGCGAACTGTCGCAACACGGTGAAGAGATGGTTGCGTTGCTCTGCTTCAGCAGCCCAACTGCGAAGCGAAGTATCTGGTTCATAGATCTCGTAGTGGATTTTGTCGCGCCATTTGTAGAACCTGTCAAGGTCAATGCCATGTGCTTTGGGTTGACCCATGAAAGTTGTTGCCGACTCGACAACGATGATCTTGTCTATGACATCACCGATGTCGGTGAGCCGGCATTCGAGCATGTCGTGTTCTTGATTGAACAGAATGCAGTCAAAGATTCTCATCAGTCCCAACTAAGGCTGATTCGTCGTTGCAGATCCCACTGGCCTGCGTCAAGTCTTGCGTTGCGAAGTTTGAACAACTCCATGTTCGCTCGGAAGCTCTCACGATTCTTGTCAAACAGCGACGGATCCGACAGCAACGTGGACGAGTTGTCGTGATAGACCAGTGCATCAGACTTGACAATCTTCTTGTGCAACCGTGTTGCGCGACGCTCATAGTCGTTGTCTTCAAAGTATGCAGGATGGAATGCTTCGCAGAACAGTCCGACATCTTTGACAACTTCGGATCCGATCCAAGCACAACACCAACCAGGTTCACCCGCTAGATGTATCTCGTCTATGTCTGACTCTTTGTAGAACTTTTCTAGATGTCCGTGTGCGAAGTGTGCATCCGAGTTGAGCAGAATCCAACCTGTTGCGAATGGTGTCATCTTGATTCCAAGGTTCCACGATGTTGCGACACCGAGGTTTGATGGCATGTCCATCACATATCGGTTTTCAATCTTTGTGCTGCGTGGCAGAACCAAACAGTCTTTGGCGATCCGACCGCCGTTGTCAATGATGATCAGATTCTCAACTGGGTAGTCGATTGACTTGATGCACCTTTCAAGCAGGTCGTATCGGTTGAGGACAGGGATGACTATGACCGGCACCATGCGGACAACTCCTTCATTGTTGGCTTCCAATACTGCTCAAATACTTGATCGGCTCCGTACCCTATGGCATGGGTGATTGCGTCCTGAGAACGGCTCCTAGGCGCGTTATAGGCTGCTTTGAGAGCGTTCACGATGTCAGGCACGTTCGGTGTGAAGAACCATGACTTCTGTGCCGCATCCCACCACGGCTGACCTTCGACGGTCCAGCCGTCGCCGACGAGTTCGGGTTGTGCTGTGAAGTTGCTGACGATCACTCGACACCCGCAAGCCTGCGCTTCAATAACAGGAATGCCGAAGCCTTCACCCATCGAGCAGGCCAACAGAACATCGGACGCCGTGTACATCGCAGCCATCACATTC